CTTCCACCATTCTTATACACACCAGAAGAAGCAAAGATTTCTTTTGCTGAATATAAGAGATTCAGAATGCAAGATATCAAGAAACTTGAGGATAGAATCAAGAATCTTGAATATTACACGACACTATCTTTATTAGAAAAAGAAACTGCTAATCTTTTTGTTGCTGATAATGATGGACTTAACAGATTTAAAGCAGGATTCTTTGTTGACAATTTCTCTGGATTTAAAACTCAAGATGCAAGATTTGGTATTCAAAACTCTATTGATAGAGAATATGGTGAATTAAGACCAAAGCATTATACTACTGCTGTTGATTTGGTTCATGGACCTGTTGTAGATACTGATGCTACAAATGATATTAATTTTGCTGAAATTGAAGGAAATAATGTTAGAAAACAAGCAAATGATATTATTTCTTTGGACTATGCCGAGGTTGAATACTTATCACAAACATTTGCAACTAGAACTGAAAGTGTGACTCCTTTCTTGATTAGTTTCTGGAATGGTACTATTGAACTAACACCTGCATCTGACAACTGGGTCGATCAAGCAAGATTAGATGCAAAAATCATTCAACAAGAAGGTAATTACACCGAAACTTTTGAAGAACTTGCTGAAAATGGAACTATTGATCCTCAAACTGGATTTGGACCTGTTGTTTGGAATTCTTGGCAAACTAATTGGGGAACTATCTCTGACACAGAAGCAACACGAACAAGAGTTGAAAATAATGGACCTAATACTATTCATCGTCAAGGTCCAGGTGGTAGAAGAAGAAGACGAACTGAAAGAAGAACTGTAACTGACCGTGTTTTTGAAGATACCGTAAGAATAACAACACAGGAAGGAGTTCAAAGCAGAACCGGTGTAAAAACCATTGTCACTGAAGATTTTGAAATGAACTCTCTCGGAGACAGAGTTATCAGTAGAGATTTGATTGCAAACATGCGTTCTAGAAACGTTGAATTTGTATCTAAAAAAGTTAAACCACTTACTAGATTATATGCTTTCTTTGATGGAGTTGATGTTACCAAATATTGTGTACCAAAACTTCTTGAAATCTCTATGACCTCCGGCACTTTCCAGGTCGGAGAAACTGTTGAGGGTGTTATGCTGAGAACAGGTCTCTCAGAGGATTTGTCAGACGCATCTCCAAAAATTACATTTAGAGTTGCACAATCAAATCATAAAGAAGGTCCATATGATGCCCCCTCTAAAACCTTCTCTCAAAACCCATATACAGTTCGACCTCTTGCTCAGTCATACTCTTCGACAGCAGATATTTTAAATGTTGACACCGCATCTCTGTCAGCACAGGCAAGAGGAGATTTCCATGGATTTGTTGCCTCTGGTATGGTTCTTAAGGGACAATCAAGTGGAGCACAAGCAACACTTAATAATGTAAGACTTATTTCAGATTTATCTGCAACATGTATTGGAAGTTACTACATTCCAAATCCAAATAATGTAAACTTCCCCAAATTTGAAACAGGAACAAAAGTATTTACTTTAGTTAATGATCCTGATAATAATCAAGATCTTGCAACTACAATTGCTGAAGAATCATTCACATCTGCAGGAACTTTAGAAACTGTTCAAGAAAATATTATCTCAATTAGAAATGCTAGAGTTGAACTTAAAAATGAATTTGAAAGTTTAAACGTTAGTAGAGAACTTGGAACAGAAACAATTAATACAAGATTGATTGGTGCTCAAACTAGGACTCAAACAATTGTTACTTGGTATGATCCATTGGCACAATCTTTCTTGATTAAAGATGAGACTGGTGTCTTTATGACAAGTTGTGATGTGTTCTTTAGATCTAAGGACGATATGGATATTCCTGTTGTCTTCCAACTGAGAACCATGGATGGTGGTTTCCCAACACCAAGAATTTTACCATTCTCTGAAGTTGTTTTGGATCCAGATGATGTTCAAACATCCTCAGATGGATCTGTTGCAACTAACATTCAATTTAAAGCACCAGTTTATCTTGAAGGTGGTAAAGAGTATGCTATTTGTTTAGCATCTAACTCGACCAAATATAGTGTCTATATTTCTAGAGTTGGTGAAAATGATCTCTTATCTGATGCGTTTATTTCAAACCAACCAAATATTCAGCAAGTTGGATCTCTGTTTAAATCGCAGAATGCTTCTACATGGGAACCAAGTCAATGGGAAGATCTTAAGTTTACTCTTTATAGAGCAGACTTTATTGAAAATGGAAGTGTTGAATTCTATAGTCCAGAGTTGACTGAAGGTAACAGTCAGATTCCAACACTGCTTCCTAATCCAATCAATCTTACTTCTAGACAAGTTAGAGTTGGTCTTGGAACTACAGTTGCTGATGTTTATGAAATTGGAAATACTTTCTTCCAAGAAGGAACAAATGCAACTGGTGATCTCGTAGGAACTGCAGGAACTGCCACAGGAAGTCTCACAATTACTAATGCAGGAATTGGATACACTCCTCTAGACGGCAATCAAACCTTTAGTGGAGTAAATCTTGTAACTCTCTCTGGAAACGGTAGAGGTGCTACTGCTGATATTACTATTAACAGTGGTTCTATTGTTGCAGGTGGAGCTACTATTGTAAATGGTGGTTTTGGATATCAAGTTGGAGATGTTGTTGGCATTAATACGATTGGGGTCGCAACTCTTGGCAGAAATGCAAGATTGACCATTCCTGGAATTGGTCAAACTAGTGAACTTATACTTAATAATGTTCAAGGTGAATTTGTTGTTGGTGCAGCAAAAACTCTGTTCTTCTTCAATAGTTCTGGTATTTCGACAGAACTTAATTCCTCTGGTGCTGCTGGACTTGGAACTGGTGGAGATGTTCAGATATCTAACATCAAGATTGACACTGATGGTCTTCATATTAATATCAACCATCAAAATCATGGAATGTATTTTGCAAATAACCAGGTTAAAATTTCTGGAATTACACCTGACATTAAAGCAACCACTCTCTCCGTAGAGTATCCTGCTGATTCGACTGATGGAATTTCTGTAAATCAAGCATCTAATTTCACCACGTTTGAAAATGTTGGAGTAGGAACAACTAACGTTGGATTACTAATTATTGGTGATGAAGTTATTGAATATACAAATATCAATGGAAACACCATTGGTGGTGACATCGTAAGAGGAGCAAATTCAAAATCATATCCAGTTGGAACACCTGTTCAAAAATATGAATTTGGTGGAATCAGTTTGGATAGAATCAATAAAACTCATGATCTAGGTGACACGACAGAATCTGATCAGTTTACTTTTGATTCATATAAGATTAAATTGGACACTAGTTCAAACACTGGAACTGACAGAAGCACTGACGTTGGTTTCCCCAAACTCTACGTTAATAAAACTAGATCTTCTGGTGGATATCATGTAAAGGCAACACAAAATATTCCATATGATCTCATCACACCAAACGTTCAAACTCTGAATGTTCCTGGAACTGTAATAACTGCAGAACTTAGAACAACTAGCTCGAAGAGTTTCAGTGGAACAGAGATTCCATATGTTGATGAGGGATTTGATGATGTCATATTAAATCAAAAGAATTATTTTGATTCTCCCAGAATGATTGCATCTAAGATCAATGAAGAAGCACAGCTAACCACCATTCCTGGATCTAAATCAATGAATATGAGACTTTTCTTGAATACAACAGATTCAAGAATAAGTCCTGTCTTGGATGGTCAAAGAGTTAGTGCTATTCTGACTTCAAATAGAGTGAATGATGTGATTACAGATTATGCAACAGATTCTAGAGTTGACTCTCCATTAGAGGATCCTACAGCATGTCAATATGTGTCTAAGGAGATTAATTTAGAGAATCCTGCATCTTCAATTAAAATTATCGTATCTGCTCATATTAATGAAGATGCTGATATTAGAGCATTGTATGCGATTAATAATAAAGAAGGTCAAGATCCAATCTTTACACCATTCCCAGGTTATTCTAACCTGAATAATAGAGGTGGAATTATTAATCCTGAGGATAGTAATGGACTTCCTGATAGTTTTGTGGTAAAATCAAATTCTTATGTTTTTGATGCATATCAAACTGACTATAAGGAGTATACGTTCACTATTGATCAGTTACCCTCCTTTAGAAATTATAGAATTAAGTTGAATCTTACATCTAAGTCACAATGTTATGTTCCTAAAATTAGAGAGTTGAGAGTAATTGCTTTAGCATAATATGGAATTTTATGAAATGGAAGGTCATAAGGATCTCGCAAGAGATCCCGTGACAAATTCAATAGTCAATGTAAATAAACTTGAGCATCAGCAGTATCTCTCAACCCGTGATGTTAAATCTAAAGAGAAGCAAAAAGAACAGACAATTGAGAAAGAACTTGCTAATGTAAAGGATGACATTAACGAAATTAAGTCATTACTAAAGGAGTTATTAAATGGATCCTGACAACATCGAACTAAAGAATCTATCTAAAAGTTTTGCATATCAACAGATTGCAACTGATATAGATAATTGTAATGATAGTGACATGCTAAAAAATATCGCAAAATCTTTTGCAAAACTTTATTATAAACAGCAAGAAACCATGTCAGTAATAGGGTTAGCAGATGGCATCTAGTAACATCGTTTTTGATCCCGATTCAGGAGTACCATATGGTCTCAATCTGACCATCTATGGAGGAGCAGATTTTATTACGAATTTAAACGTAAAAACCACTGCTAGTGGCAATTTTGATCTGACAAATTTTAGTGCTTCTGCTGCGATATCAAAGAGTGTTGCTGTTGGAGCAACACTTGGTATTACATCATCTTTTACTGTTGGATTTACTAGTGCTTTTGATGGGAAGATAAAGATTTCTCATTCTGCTGCTGATACTAGAAATTTAGTTGAAGGGAGATATATGTATGATGTGTTAGTTAAAGAATCAGTTGGTGGAGGAAACACGACATACTCCCTGGCTAATGGAAATGTGTATGTGTATAATCCAGTATCCTCAGCACCCTAAATACACATAGGAAACTTGTGAAGTAAATGGCAAAACCAGCAAGTAGGACAGATCTAGTAAATTATTGCAAAAGGCAACTAGGGGCTCCTGTCCTGGAGATTAATATTGCTGATGAGCAAGTAGATGACTTGGTGGATGATGCTCTTCAAATTTTTCATGAAAGAGACTATGATGGAGTCACTCAGACATTTTTAAAATATAAACTAACTCAAGAAGATATTGACAGAGGTAGAGCTAGAGGTGGGAGTGTAACCACAGGAATAACAACCACTACAAATACCGACACAATTAATGGTGCTACAGTTACATTCTCTTTTGAAGAAAATAGTAATTATCTGAAGGTCCCACCCGAAGTTCTTGGTGTAAATAAGATATTTAAGTTTGATGGATCAAACACTGTAACAAATAATATGTTCAGTGTAAAATATCAATTATTTCTCAATGATATTTACTATTGGGGATCAACTGAAATTCTAACTTATGCGATGACAAAACGATATCTTGAGGATATTGATTTTGCATTGAGCACTGAAAAGATGATCAGATTCAACCAGAGATCTGATAGATTATATCTTGATATAGATTGGGGATCTGCTACAAAAGATGACTACATTATCATCGACTGCTATCGTTTGTTAGACCCAGATACTCATACAAGAGTTTGGAATGATTCATTCTTAAAACGTTATCTGACTGCTCTAATGAAAAGACAGTGGGGTCAAAATCTAATTAAGTTCCAAGGAGTTAAACTGCCTGGTGGAATTGAACTTAATGGTAGACAAATTTATGATGATGCTGAAAGAGAGTTGCAGATAATTAGAGAACAAATGTCTAATACATATGAACTTCCACCTTACGATATGATAGGTTGATATCATGGTATTAAATCCGTATTTTACACAAGGAACCACTGGTGAACAGAATCTGGTTCAAGATTTAATAAATGAGCAACTGAGAACTTATGGTGTAGACATATTTTATTTACCTAGAAAATACATGACAGAGAATACTGTCATAAGAGAGGTTGTTCAGTCTAAATTTGATTTAGCACTTCCTCTTGAAGCATACATTGATAATTATGATGAATATTCTGGTGCAGGCAATCTTCTGACAAAGTTTGGAATTCAATCACAAGATGAAGTTAGATTGATTATCTCTAGAGAGAGGTTTGAAAACTATATTACTCCATTGATTCAGGATCAATCTAATATTAAATTATCAACTAGACCCAAGGGTGGAGATCTTATTTGGTTCCCTCTTGATGATAGAATCTACGAAATTAAAGATGTAGAATACGCTAAACCATATTATCAATTACAAAATCTCTATGTTTATGAGTTGTATTGTGAACTATTCCGTCTGGAAGACGAAGTTATTGCAACTGGTATTGATGACATTGATAATAACTTAATTGGTGAAGAGGTTGATGGACTGACCGATGATGGTATTAACACCGTTCAAGGTCCAACACAGACACTTACGTTGGTTGGTGCAGCTGTTACTGCTACTGCTGGTGCTGCTATCTTCAATGGTGGTGTAAGACTCTTCACTGTTACCACTAGAGGTGGTGGTTACAGTCGGATTCCAACAGTTGGTGTCACTTCTGCCCCTTCAGGAGGAACCACGGCAGTTGGAGTTGCTACCATGATTGGTGGAATTAATTTCTGCAATTTAAATGCAAATCCAAAACTACAATCTGTACAGGCAGTCAACGTTGTAAATTCTGGTGCAGGATATACAGTAGCACCAGGAGTTACATTTTCTAACGGTGGCACCAGTGGAGCAGGTGCTGCTGCCACAGCAACTATCGGTGATGGTGTTGTTGGATTGGTTACTATCACAGGAGGTGGTGGAGGATACATAACAAATCCTACTGTCACTTTCTCTTTACCAAAACATGTTGGAGCAGCAGCAACTGCTATTCTTGATTCACCAATTGTTGGTGGAGGTGTTAGTGTTACAGAAGCAATTATTAGTATTGGTGGATCATCACTATTCTTCCCAGGAGGAACAACCGGTGGTGTATTCTACGCACAGGCACCAACTGTCACTTTTGCATTACCAACAGGAACTGGAAATGCAGCAGCAGCAACTGCAACTTTAGATGACATAGCACAAACTGGAGGAACGGTTGAAACACTTGCCATTACAACAGGAGGTAAGTTCTACACCAGTACTCCATCAGTTAGTATTTCACATCCAGGAACAAGTTTTGCATCTGCAACGATTGGAATTGCAGGATCATCTATAAATCCAGGTTCTATTGCTTTTAGTACCACTGGTAGAGCATATACCACAGCACCCACTGTTGCAATTACGACAACTTCGGGACAAGATGCACCTACACAAATTGCAGTTGGTATTGCAACTATTGATTCAATAACAGGTATTGTGACGGCAGTTGGATTTAATTCCACTACAGATCCTTGGTGTGTTGGAACTGGAGCAACCATAGGTGCAGGATATACTGCAGCACCTACAATATCGTTTAGTGGAAGTCCCTCTCCAGTACAGGCAACAGCAACTGTTACAGTATCTGTTGCTGGTACAGTTAATACTATTAGTATTGGAAACAGTGGATTTGGTTACAACTCCACACCAACAGTCACCATTGCTTCTCCTGGAGGGGCAGACGAGAACTTTAGAGCACTTGGTGTTGCAACCATTAGAGCAACTTCTATCAATCGTGAGGGAACGATAGGTATTGGATCAACTTCCATTACTGGACTTAGCACGACAAATATTGTTGTTGGAGATAGAGTCAGATTAGGTGTCGGGCATAGTGATTATTGGAACTTTATACCTTCAGATACATTTGTTACTCAAATTACATCGGATACCGTATTCATTAATAACGCAGCAACAAATGTTGGTATTGCAACATCTGTATTTGAATTTGGTATTGAAAATTGTGGTATTGTAACAGGTATTGCTGTAACATTTGGTGGTGGTGGATATCTGGCACCACCAGAAGTTACTATTTCTAATGAAGTATCTGATAAGAACTACATAGACTTTGCAACTGTCCCAGGTATTTCTAGTGCAACTGGTGTTCCTGTAGTTAGCTCTGCAGGAACTATAACTTCAATCAATATTACTGACGGTGGTTTTGGATACGTTATTCCACCTACAGTTACAATCGGAGATGCAGAAGGATCTGGATCTGGAACATTCCAGTTCAATGAAATTGTAACTGGATCTTCTAGTGGAACTACAGCAAGAGTCAGAGTATTCAATTCTGAGACAAATACTCTTGAGGTTGGATCTGTCTCTGGTGAATTTAGTCGTGGAGAAACAATTACAGGAGCCACGTCTGGTGCATCTTATGCACTGAGAACATTTGACGTACAACCTGTAGATGATGGATTTGCTGATAATATTAACATTGAAAATGAAGCAGATGCTATCTTAGATTTCTCTGAACAGAATCCATTTGGCATTCCCTAAATAGAATTACTTAATGGTAAGGCATTGTAGGATTAGACATGTTTGAGTATTTTTACAACGAAATTTTGAGGAGAACCATTATTTCTTTTGGAACCCTCTTTAATGACATTAGCATTAAGCACAAAGATTCTTCTGATGATGTTGCCAGTGTCATAAAGGTTCCCTTAGCATATGGACCTACACAAAAATTCCTTGCAAGACTTGAGCAGTCTCCTGACCTGAACAAACCATTTGCAATCACTTTGCCAAGGATGTCTTTTGAGTTTATTGGTCTTACTTATGATCCTACCAGAAAAGTAACTACCACTCAAACTTTTATTGTTAAAGATCCTGATGATGGATCTGAAACTAAAAAGCAATATATGCCTGTTCCATATAATATGCAATTTGAGTTGTCAATCATGTCCAAATTAAATGATGATGCTCTTCAAATTGTAGAACAAATTTTACCATACTTTCAACCAGCATATAATCTTACTGTTCAATTGGTTGAAGCAATTCAAGAAAAGAGAGATATACCTGTGGTGTTAGAAAACATCACCATGCAAGATGATTATGAAGGTGACTTTTCAAGCAGAAGAGTTCTCCTTTATACTTTAAGGTTCACAGCAAAAACTTACCTGTTCGGTCCTACTACTTCTGCAAGCAAGGATATTATCAAGAAGGCAACTATCAATTATCGTACAGGTGTAGATTCATCAAATACACAAAGAGCAGTTTCTTATTCTGTCACTCCAAGGGCAATCAAGAACTACGATGGAGATGTTGCAACTCAACTTACCAGTGATATTACTGTCAGTACGAAAACATTCGACGTTGATGATGGAAGCACACTGACTGCTGATTCTTACATTGTAATTGGTGAAGAGCAGATGTATATCAAATCCATTAGTGGAAATAAAATTACAGTCAGACGTGGTGAAGATAGTACAACAGCAGCTGCTCATGTTGGGGGTGCTGCGATTGGTAAGATCACTGCTGCTGATAATGCACTTATTGTGGCAGGAGATGATTTTGGATTTGATGGTAGCACGTTCTAATGTCTAAATTTAATGAGTTAAATAAATCCTTCAATACCTCTGATGATATTATTCAACCAGAGGTAATAGAAAAGAAGATTGAGAAAGTAAAAGAAGGTGTTGACGACATTAAAAAAGACTATGAATATACTAGAGGTAATCTTTACTCTATCATTGAAAAGGGACAAGAAGCATTGAACGGTGTTCTTGAACTTGCTCAAGAAAGTGAAATGCCAAGAGCATATGAAGTTGCTGGGCAATTAATTAAAAACGTTGCGGACGCAACAGATAAATTATTAGATCTGCAAAAAAAATTAAAAGATGTTGAAGCAGAGGAAAAAGTTAAAGGACCATCTACAGTTAACAATGCTTTGTTTGTTGGATCTACAGCAGATTTAGCAAAACTGTTGAAGGACGGAGTTAAAGAAGAACCTAAATAATTGGAAAGGGAGAGAAATCCCGAAGTACAAAGGTTACTAATAAAATGTCCAAGGACTTGCCCTCATATGAGGATTTTGCTGAAGACAACAGCAATCTTCCCTCGATAGATGATTATATTACAGAAGAGAATGCAGAGGAACTCCCTTCTGTAGAAGACTATATTGTAGAGGAAGTAGTAGAAGAAGGAATACAAACAATTGAAGATGCAAATGGTGAATCATTTGCTGAAGTAAAAGATATTGTCCCACCTTGGCCAGAACTGGTCAAAATGGTAAATGATATTAGGGCAGACATCCCTGATATTCCAGAAATCAAATACTATGATAAAGAACTTGAGGAACTTGCTGAACAAATTAGCAATCTTCCAGAAGTTAAGTATTATGATAGAGAAGTAGAAGCAATATGTGATCAAGTTGATCTTATAAGACAACAGGTAAAAGATTTACCAGAAGTCAAATATTATGATGAGCAAGTTGATGCTATTGAAGATAGAATTGACTCTCTTCAAACAGATGTTGCTAACTTACCTGAAGTAAAGTATTACGATTCAGAAATAGAGGCAATCTGTGAAGCAATCGATGCAGTTAAAGCATCGATCCCTAAGTTCCCTAAGTGGATTAATGAAGTAAATGAAGTCCCCGATTTTTCGTGGATTGGTAAAACTTTTAGTGTTATTGATGATGACTTTGTAAAAGTCTCTGATAAAATTGAGGGATTGAGAGGAAAAGTAGAATATGATCTGGGGCAACTGTCTGAAGATTTAGAGACAAAGCACTTTAATAGTACAGTCAAGATTGATTCCGACATCAAAGATCTTGATAGTAAAGTAAACATTCGTATTGACGAAGAGAAAGATAAGATTTGGAAAGAACTACGTGATTCTTCCATGAAAATGTGGGAGTATCATAAAGAGTTTAAAGATGATGACCGCAAGTTAAAAAAACAAATTCTTGGAGAATACAATAAGTTAAAAGAAAGTATTAGAGAAGAACTTAGAGAAGTAAGTCAAGAAAGTGTCAAAACAGATGAACTTCTCCTTAAGTATTTTACTGAGTTAAGAGAAGAAATTACAAGTCTTCCTGAAGTAAGATATTATGATAAAGACATTGACTATGTAAAATCTGACATTAAAGGTCTGTATAAAATTGTCGAAGATATTAAATCTTCTCAGCAAAAATTACTTTCTGAAACGAATGCACCTTTAACATCTGATCCACCAGATACTGATAATCCAGATCCACTCACACCTTTAAATCAAAATTTTGTAACTCTCGATCAATTACAAAGACACTACAAAACATTTGTAGAAAGAGTTCAATATCAACTTGGTTCAATTGGTGGTGGTGGAGAAACAAGACTTCAATATCTTGATGATATTGCAGGCATTGCCACAAATATCAGTGCCTATGATGGAATGGTCCTCAAGATTGATTTAAATCAAACTGGGGCAGACAAGCATAAGTTATTTAAATTTGCTCCAGGTGGCAGTGCAGGTGCAGCAGGGACATGGGCAATAACTGATGTTGGTATTCATACTACCAAGAACGTTGGTATTGCAACTACTGCAAGATCTGACTTTGCACTTTATGTCCAGGGAAATCAATACGTTGATGGTAATATCAGTGTTGGTGGAACAATCACGTATGAGGATGTAAAGAACGTTGATTCTCTCGGTCTTAGCACCTTTAGAAGTGGAATTGAAGTAAATACAGGGACTGCAACCACAGCACTTTTAGTTGAGGGTGATGCTAGAATCACTGGTATTCTGACGGTTGGTACTGCCTCTGTCACGATTGATGGTGATAATAACAACGTTACTGTTGGTGTTGTTACTATTACAAATTCGGAAGTTATACTTGGTGATAACGTTACTATTAATTCTTCTGCAACGGGTATTAACTCAGCACCCAATGTCCTCTATGTTGCAAAGGATGGTAATGATTCAAATAATGGAACTTCTATTGATAATGCAAAATTGACAATTGCATCTGCAGTTGGAATTGCACAATCTGGAACCACCATTAAAGTTCTTTCGGGCAATTATGTAGAATCTAATCCAATCGAACTTCCTGCATTTACTGCTATTGTTGGTGACGACTTAAGAACGGTAAAGGTACTTCCAAGTACAACAAACAGTGATATTTTTCATGTAAATAAAGGTTGTAAACTTGCAAACATGACTTTCTCTGGTCATGTTGCACCTGCTGCTGCAGTTGCTTTTCCATCATCAGGAGCAACAAATGTTGGTGGTGGA